GCCGAGGAATGCTTGAAAGACTACATCGGGCAGTTTGACAAGCACAAGGCAAACGGAGACTACGACAGCAAGCAGAAACCCATGCGTGCCGACTGGAGCGACAAAGACCCCGACTATGAGGCACGCTTCTACATACTGCTGCATACCAAGTGCGCAGCCGTGCTGACGGAGAACCTCTTCCAAGACAACAAGGCAGACGTGGAATTTCTGTTGAGCGAGGAGGGCGTGCGGAGCATCGTGCAGCTGCACTACAAAGGCATTACGGACTACATCAAAC